AATAATATCTATTACATTTGAATTTGATAATAGAACTTTATCATATTTTTTAGCTCCACCAAAACTAAAATCTTCATCAGTTACATTACCACTTTGTGCTCTTACTTCTTTTCTAATATAATAATAAGTAGGTGTATCGGTGTTTGAATCTCTTTCAAAAATTTCTACTTCTCTTGGTAGTCTTGATGATTCGTGTCTCATATCACAATCTTCAATAGTTCTAAACACTACTCCGTCTGAAGTTTCTACTCTTGTTCCGGCTTTAATGTTTAATGCATAATTAAAATCTGGTGCTGCATTATTACCTTCACCAGTGTTTGGAACTAATTGGAAAAATTCTAATTTAGTTGAAGAAGGTGCAGACAATCTTGGTTTATAACCAAATGATTGAGCCATTGCATAAAGTGTTCTTAATTCTTCTGAATAACCTAATAAAGATTCTTTAAATTGTGAATCAACATAATAAGACATAACATCACCAACATAAGATGCCATTTCAATAAACATCATACCAGGTGATGACTCGTTAAAGTCTTGGTAAGTGTTTGGAAAATATTGTTTAGAAAACTCAATCAAATTATTTCTAAATTGAGAAAAGTCTTTATTCAAATATCTTACTTCTTTATTTTTCTTTTTACTTGTTAATTCGTATCCCATTGTTTACTCCTAATAACCAACACTTGTTGATTCTGAATCTCCTTCAAAGTTTAAAGTAATACTTTCAAATCTATCTGGTTCATAATTTAATGAAAAATCTATATCAACACTAGTTGTGTTTGGGTCTTCATCTGATTGAATTATGTTTACATTAGAAATATTAATGTAAGGTAACCAAGTAGATATAGCATCTTGTATCTCTGATTGTATTCTTGATGATAAATCTTCTGTATATTGTTCAAATAATAATTCTCTTAAACGAGAACCGAAGTCAGGTTGCATTACTCGTTCACCTTTAGCAGTCAATAAAAGGTTTTTTATATTAGAACCAGCTTGTTCTAATGTTGTTTGTGTTCTACCAAACAAACCTGATTTATCTCTGTTGAAGGGAAGTTTTAAACCAATGAAAATATCTGGGTTTAAATCATTTTCTCTTGCACTTGCCATTATTTACCTTTTTTCTTATCAATAGCTTTTATTAAACCAGTATAGTCTCTTGTCAAAGCATTCTTTAAGTGCTCTGGGGCTGTGTCTGGATTCATACCGGCACTTTGTAAAGTGCTTGCGGCCGCTACTTCTCGTTTAACTTCTTTATTCCCTAAACCACCGCCGTATCCTAACATCTCAGTCATGCGACTTGAATCAAAAGTTCCCCCGCCTAATGTTGGGTATTCTTCTTGTTGTTGAGCAGTTTCGTTTAGAATTTTATTAAGAACCGAGTTGTCTGTAAACTTTTGTTCTTTAACTTTTTTCTTCTTAACTACTGGGGTTTCTTTGGGAATATTTGTTTCACTAATAAGTATATCGGTTATCTGTTTTTTAACCTCTTGTTTAACAACTTCTTTTATTAATGATACTAATTTATTCGATTTCATTTTCACTCCTACTTTTTCTGTTCTATCGTTACGATATCTTTATTTAAAAAATCTAATGTTACAAAACTTCTAAATACATCTGTTAATTCAAGACCTAATCTTGCTATTCTAACCGGGTCTGTTGGTGGTGTAGAAGCTAGTTCTGTTTGTAATCTATTAACTTTGTCTTGAAGTTTTGTAAATTCTTGTCCGTTCATTGTAAATGATGTGTTTCTAACAGCGTTAATTGTTTTCTCTACATTTTTTCTAGCATCTTTTACTGAATCAGTTAAATTTTTAATCTGTTGAACTTGTCTGTTATATTCTTCTATACCAATATTTGCAGTATCTTTTAAAACTTGAACTTCTGCTTCAATAATATCTGTTACTTCTTTAACTGCTTTTGTTTTTAATTCTTCTACAAATTGTTCTGTTTCACCAGTTACTACTTGTCCACCCGCGTTATGTTTGATTTCTGTGCTTCCACCAACGACTTCTGTTAAATCTCCACTTTGTAATTTTAGTGTATTTCTTGCATTTATCACAATATCATCTGCGTTTAAAACAATTTTAGCACCAGTTACAATAGTTGATGGAAAAGCTTTATTTGGATTATCAATTTTAACAGTACCTCCGTCTTGTATAAATATAGAAGCTTTAGATTTATTGATATCATTTGAATCATCTCCCGCAACTAGTTTAATTGAAGAACCAACTTCATTTTGTTTACCTAATGTAATATGATTATTAAACCTACCTTCAATCACCACATCACCAGGCTCTGATTCAATAGGATTTCTATATTGTAAGTCTGTTGTTATTTGTGGTTGTGCTGGTAGATTAACTTTTTGGTTTGATGATATTCCTGCTTGAATATTGTTGTTTGGGTTATTATTCCAATTCAACACATTGGTATAATATGTTCTACCTAAAAAGTTTGAACACACAACAACCTCTCCAATAACAGGATAATTTTTAATATGTGAGTCCATTGGTAAAACAAAACCATTACCACCATTATCAAGAACTGCTTGATTTGAATCATTTATAAATCTACCACGAACAGCTCCGTAGTATTTATAATCTAGTGCTCCTTGACCCTCAAATAACTTTTTATCTAATAAAACTTCTTGAACTTCAAATGGTTCTAATTCGTAAAAATCATATTGGTTTTCGCGTATTAAAGATGTAACCTCACCTTTAATTTTATTAATAAGTGGGCCTCCAATTCGTGTGTTTGATTTGTTTTTAAAAACTCGGTATGGCATTTTATTGTTTAGATTCTATATCTTTTCTAATTTTATCAGATGTTTCTTGTAAATCTTGTGTATCGTGTTCAAGTATAGTATTCATTATTTCTTGTTTTTCTATTTCAGATAAACCAAACTCACTTTCAGATTCACCTTTACTTTCAGCAGTAATAATCTTCTGAACGATACCAGCTAGTTTTACTAGTAATTCATCATTACGAACATTGATTTCTAAATACTCTTTAATCATTGGAACTATTTGAACAGCTGTATCTCCGTCTTTAATCATAGAAGTAATGTTCTTAGTTAAGACATCTAATTGTTTTCTGTTGTAGTTTTGATTTTCGTAAATATCTTGAAACAATGAGGATAATGATTTTCCTTTGAATATTTCATAATCGTTTGACATAATATAATCCTTTAATTATAAATATATGAAAACAAAAAAAGGGAACAAAATAAATTAATACTTTGCTCCCTTTTCAGTTTAAGTAATATGTAGGAAATATTACTTATCATTTCGCGTTCCTACTTACGAATTAGACCTAATAATATCACTAATGTGATGAAACCAGCAAAACCGCTTTCACCAAACATATTAACAAGTGACATTAAATTAGCTATAACATCCAACCCAAATAATCCGCCTTGGAATATAATTCCTGCAACGGCACCTAGGCCAATAAGAGAAATAAGAACTGACATTAAGTCGTCTACATATCCCTTGATTAATTTAATGATGTCTTTCATAGTTTGTTTCCTCCGTATTGTGAACAAATATACCCTGCCTAAACAGGGTAATCCTAAATAACTATCTATATTTATTAGTTATGAATAACAAAAGACCCGGTGGTCTTTGTGTCAATGAATCCATTTACTTGAAATTCTTTGTAAATGCCTTTCTGATACCTCTTCATTACATTGATAACTCGTGTAATGTGTTGTGTGTTTGATTGTGTCATTTCTCTGATTAAGATGTATAGAGCTTTTTTATTAAACAATTCTATGTTACCTTTGATTCTAAAAATATGTAATACTGCATCAGCAACTCTTACATCTTTTTGTCGTCTAAATATTACATTCATATTGTTATCCCAATACTCTAACATCTGTTGAACAAACTCGTTGAACTCTTGGTTTGTATTTTTTTGAGAAATCTCTGTTTGAATACTTCTATCCCAATCCATAACATCAATCTTGTCGTGTGTTTTCATTTTTTTATAATTGTTGTTGTTATGTAGGATTAAATAATTTTTAGCCACGATACTAAAATATGAAAATGCTTTTCCTTTACCTGATGTAAACTTATGCATATTCATAACTAAAAAACTTACTACTTCGTTTTTAACTTCTTCTGATGAAACATCAAAATAATAAAATTTAAATGTATGAATTATATTTTCACACAACTTGTCAAAAGCATCTCTTATATGGTCGTTGTATATTCTATTTCTCATAGCTGGTCTTTCTTCGTTATTATAACGAATAATTGCTTTTTCTGTTACATCTGTAAAGTAATAATTTTTTCTCTTACGGCCCATTTAATTCTCCTCATTAATTTCTGTTAATTCCTCAAGTGATTGAACTTCCTCTTTTAATTGTTCAAATACTTGACCCACCTCATCATCAACTTCAAAGTATCCTTTGTAATCAATCTTTCTAATATTTGTATTTACTTCATTAATCTTATCAATATAATCTTCAACCCAATCTTCAAGTTGTTCTTGTTTAACCAATAAGTTATAAACTGCGTAACTTAACGCTAATGAAAGTATTACAAAAATTCCTAATGTTATTTCTAATATCATTTTTTATCTCCAAATAATTCATCAAACAAGTCGTTAGATATTTTACCAGGTTTATCTTGTAGTTCTGATGGTTTGTCTTCACTACCTAAAACTTCTTTAATGTTTTTTATTTTTTCAAATGTTTCTGTTTCTTCTTTTTCAATTGATTGTTTTGTTAGACGACCTTCTATCTGAGCAGCCATCATATCAGCTTGATGTAGAATATATTGTATTGTAGAACGAAGTTGAAACTCTGATTTATAAGCAACTAAATAACTTTTATTTGCTTCTTCATACATTCCATCTGTTAATCTAATACCGATAAATTCTTTTTTACTAATCGGTATATTATAATATTGTAACAAATAAAATGCTCTATCCGTAACTGACATATATTCACACTTTGGATTGTGTGTAAATATTTCCCCCATATTCTTTCTTCTCCACTCGTTGTCTTGTGGAATATAATAATCATTTTCTAAATCACCAACTTTACCTAAGTCGTGGTGTAAGGCTGAAAATACTAATTCTTCATCTGTAAAATCTATTTTACAATTACTCTGTTCCCACAACTCTTTCACTTTTAATGAAAAATCTACCACTCTTAATATATGGTCTACATAACCACCTAACATTGCGTTATGATAATGTTCTTTAGCACTTGCGGGAGCCATCATAAATCTATCTTTCATATCGTCATACATCTTTAATACTTTTTCTTTTCTATCTCCAGTAATGTGAAGTTGAATTGTATTGATTAATGAATCATAATTCTGTTGTATTTGTTCTGCTGTAAGTTCTCTCATTTTACCACCAAGTGTTTTCTTTATCATTAAAAGTCGGGTCTTTTAATGAGTGTTCTAATTTTTTACCATTTTCCCCGAGACCACCTGCGTCATCAACTATCTTTTGTATTTCATCTCGTCTTTCATCAGGTATCCATAGTCTTGTAAATTCTTTTGTAGGGTCATCTAATACACCTTTACTCATACACCACAATCTAATCTTCTCCCAAGAATTACTTAGGAATAAATTTGGATGTGAATTGTAAAGTAAATTTTTCTTGTATCCGTTTCCTTGTAGAATGTGATACAACCACTCTACACCAGATTTTGTGTTCTTAACTTGTTTCTTTTTACTATCTAGTGCACTAATTAAATCACCAATTAGATTTTCTTCAAATTGTTTATCGTGTTCTGGTAAATCCCAATCTAATGTTTGTCCAACTGATACATTGTCTAACAATTCTTTAAATGATTTTTTATCTTTAAAATATAAAGGATAATCTTTACCTAATACATGCTCGTGCGTATCGTGTTTAAAAGTTAAACTTGGTCTACCAACTTTAATAGCATCTTGGACTGATAAATTCCAAGTCATATAATCATCTACAAAACATAAACTTGCAAAACATTTGTCTAATAGATAACGATAGTTTCCGCCACTTGGTAAGTTCTTAACCATCATCCAATCTGGTGCTGGTGCACCTGCTTTAGGTTTTTTAGCTTCATCATCAGTTACCCAAACTAACCACTCATCTCTATCTAAGTCTTCTGTAAACTTAATTAATTTTTTTATACCGGTTGTGTTGTTCCACCTATGGTTAAATACTAAAATCTTTTTATCCGGTAATGGAAATGGTTCTGGGTCAGGTAGATTACCAACTCCTAATGGAAAGTAATTTATTTTTTCTTTCATTACTTCTTCATCAACACCTTTTGATGTATGTTTATTTTTATCCCAATTAGATTTCATATAATCTAAACTAACAGGACAATGGAAGTAAGAACGATAAGATAAATCAATGGCTTCTAATTGTCTAAAAAATCCAACAGGATAGCCACCAGTTGGTCTACTTTTTGCACAATCAACCCAATGGAAAAAGTTAAATGACTCTACTGACATACCATATCTACCGGTTAATAATGCATTATAAACATTGTATAATAATTCTGGTTGATGATTAAATACAAAGTCAAAATCTTTTGCTCTCCAATCTGTATGTTTTACTAAATGTCTTCCGTGAAAGAACCCACGATTAAACAATACTGATTGAGCATAAGGAAATGGAACTAATGTTACATTATCTCCTAAATCTGGAATTGTATGATTTTCAGGGGTTAATATTGTGTGATGACACATAGGTAGCCATTTAATAGTTTTGGCCATTACTTTATAGTTTGAATCTGCATGGACGATATGTTTATTACCCTTCCACCTAACTGGTGACATTATGTGTAATATTCGTCTTCCGTATAATTTGTGTGTATAACCTGTTTCCATAATAAATTTTTAATTGTTAATTATTCTTACTAATAAATATCATTTAAGTTCCTCAAAATACAAAATATTTTTGTCAATGTCAAGAACTTTTTTTAGTTTGTGATAAATTGTATATCCTCGTTTAAATTTGCTTTCTTAATCTTAGCATCTGTAAACTTATAAGGTTTAGTTCCCGGACTTTCCAATATATCAATACGATTTACAAATCGTTTATTCATTGTATCTTTAACTTGGTAAACGCCATCTTTTCCGTCTGTTCCACTCAACACAATAAAATCACCATAGTCTAACCAACCACCCCAACGCTTCAATAAATTTCTACTAACAGCAACATATTTGTATTCTGATGCTTTGTGTATTCTAATTTTAGTTCCGTCAGCTAAAATATCTGGTGTTCCATCTGTTTGATGTCTTACTGGGTGATACATTGTTACCACAACATCAAGTCCGTCTAATTTATAACCATTTTCTAATTCATCAATTCTTAATTGTAATCTAACTCTATCGTCTTCAAGACTATCAATTGTTTCCATATAGTATTCACGATATTCATTGAATAGTTTATTCCAAACCAATCCATTGAACATAACAAAAAATGTTAAAAACGCCATAAAATACTTATTCATAATATTCTCCTGTTGTTTTACTATCTTAAATATTAATATATGTCAATTTCGTCATCAGTTTCAAATTCATCATAATCTGACTCACCTTTGATGACTCTTGTTGCTTCTTCTACTAATGACCAATCTTCTCTTTCAATCGCATCATAAAGTAGTTCTAATACTTGTTGTTTATCAATTTCCATTTATAACCCAACCTTTCTCCAAATAAGGAATAGCTTTTTTATACTTCATTGTTAAAGTTTCTTTGTCTTTTGTAATTGTAACTTTTTCGTTTCTACCAATCTTTATTTCGGTTCTACGAAAACTTTCTCTTTTAAATTCTCTGTCGTAAATAGTCTTACCATTTAAATGGTCTATCTCGTGTTGAACACAAACTGATTCTAATATTAATAAATCATTATCAACTTGATTATCTTTTTCTGGTCCAAATATCATTGTTCCTTCTACATTATCTGCTTCAACTTCAATTCTTTCGTATCGTTTTGTCGTAACCATTTTGTCCGGTATAGACAAACAACCTTCTTTATAAATTATTTCTTTTTGTTTTTTAACAATAACAGGATTCAGTAGGAAAAAAGGATTTGTAACATCAACAACACAAACTGATTTATCTTCACCGATTTGATTTGCTGATAATCCTAATCCACCCTCTTGTTTTAATGTTTTAAACATTTCGACAGCTAACTTTTGAGCAGTCTTTAAGTCTGTTTTCTTTGTTGGTGTATTTAATATATCATTTGGATACACTACAATTTCTTTTATCATATAACCTCTTTTAAAATTTCTTTATTACTTTTTTTGCTTCTTCTAGTTGTTCTTTTGTCAGAGTTAAGTCCCAGGCAATATCATCACCCTCTTTCATATAAACAGCTGGTTTGAACTTTCTATCTCTTTTGAGTTTTAAAGTATCTCTAATTTCTTTATAGATTTCCCAACTCGGTATATGCATTCTCCATAGACCTTCACCCACACTCCAAGTTTTTATTTTACTTTTCATAACTTTCCTTAATAAATGGTTGTATAGCTAATTCCTTGTTTTTAGCCTCCACCATAACATCTACCTCTTTCCCATAAGTATTAGGAAGTTGATTTATTATGTCAGAATGTGCTTGTGGTCTGATACTTTCATCTAATTGATGTTCTGCTTTTGATTCTGAATAATGAACCACTGGTTTGATATCACCCCAAGTAGATATTGCTAGTTCTAACGCTTCCTGTTCCGATAGACCACCAGTGCAAAATCTGTGGTGATGATAGTCAAACACAATAGGTATACCAATTCGCTTGTATATTCCATTGTATAACTCCTTTACTGAATACATTGATTCTTTGTCGTCGTTCTCGACGGTAAGTCTTGATTGAACTGACTCTGGTAGTCGTTCAAAGTTTTTACAAAATCTATCTAACGCTGATTCCTTATCTCCATACACACCATTACAATGTATGTTTAGTTTGTTGTAAGGTGTTCT